GATCACCTTCCCTTCAACGAATCAGGCGATGTCAACGCATTCTAGGGCTACTTTACGCCCATCCAGAGCGCCTACCTCAAATCCCTAGAGGAAGCGCCCATGAAGCATAGACAGCCATTGCACCAGGCTATTCAAGACTTCATGACAGAGAAATTCGCAGAGGACGCATGCAATAAGTTCACGGAGAACAAACAGTAGCACAATCGGGTCATCAACGGCGACCTTAGAGCGCTTCAAAGCGACGAGCGCGGCAATTACACCCTTGGCGACATAAAGGACCTGAATTTGGAAAAGAGCTTCAAGATATTTTTCAAAAGGCTAAACGGACAGCTCAATGCCCAGGAGAACGGCACCAAATCAGTCGACGTCAGGGATGGGTGGGAGGACGCCCAAGAACGCATGGGTGACAACCGCAAATTCTTCTTCAAGTACGCAGACAAATGGCCACGCTTAGTTAAATCTGATGCCATCACACGTGGCCTTCTGGATCCAGCAGTGTACTCAGGGAGGAAAGACGCCAAGAACACACCAAAGTCGGCCAAGGATTGCCTGTCCAGACTTTTTCCCAGCGAGTGCGAGATTATGTAAGTAGACAGCCAAGGTATAAAGACCAACTACACCCTTAAAATCTCAGAACTCCTGGAAAAAGGATGTGCATGGGAATCCCCCGACTCGGAGATCTACATCGTCTCCCCATCCGACGGCCTCTGCGTTTGGAAATCGTTAGCCCACATCGCTTATTCCATTCAAACGTCGTCCTAAGCCTGCGAAGAATCCTACGTCGCAGCAGCCGCAGCAGCCGAACCAGGCACCCAAGGCCATAGCCTAGAGACAATCAAAATTGTCTGCAAATCCCTCGGAATTTCAGTTATGTAGTACGAGGATTTCATGTCCACCATTGGTATGGTGAACGGCGGCAACCTAGCAAAGAAAACCCTAGCCGCCTAGCGAACACCACTTCTTCCATGCCTCATCCTACATCAGCAGCACGCCTGCATAGCCCTTCCCAAGAAATAGGCTAAGAAGAAGCACTTCTCATTTTCCCAACTCGAAGAGGCATTCATCATGTCCACCCAAATCGAGAACAGCGGTCAAGCACAAACCCTCGAAAACACCGCTGAAATCAAGATGAAGAAGCTCAGAAGATAAGTCGAGAAGCAGAAAGTCGACTTCGCTCGCCAGAAGGCTGAGCTCAAAGCAGAGGCTAAAGACAAAATCAGGAAAGCAAAGCTCCAATAAAAGTTGGACCCAGTAGCCTCTCTCCAGAAGTAGATCAACTACTTCGTTCGCAAGAACCTCCAGATCGATCCTGCCGAACTCCCCGAAACGCACGAGCAGGACGCCTCGGTAGCACAGTATGTAATGGACTATACACTGTCGCTCAACAAGGACGCTCGCGTCCCCGTCCCGAGGTCAAAGACATCCCTAGTCTATCTCGCCTCACTTCAAAAGAAAAAGTCTACTGACATCTTTCAACCATCAGGTAGGAAGACGATTGTGACCTATCAATTGAAAGAGGACATCTTAGGGCAAGAAATAGTCCCAGCTTAGGGTCAGATTGAAGCTCTCAGGGAGCTCAATGGCTTGGAGGAGCCCCAGGCCGACCGCGAAGCAAACCCCAGTCACTCAGGTCCCATGTCACTTCAAGAAGTCTATGGTTCAAGGTTCGTACCATCGCTATGCGCTCAAGACGACCCTACAGACGGTCCGCCAGCTAGGATCAGCAAAGATTTCATAGTCGCCAAGAAGGCTAAGAAGATGGACATCATCACAGGCGATGGAACCAAACCGGAAGTTAAACTCGTCTGCCAATCCGCAGTGACTGACGCCACCCCGGGGTTAGTACTTAGTTCCCACACCACCCCGAACAGCAAGGCCATCACAGACGTCGAACACGCTCGAACAAATCCGTTCCACTGGTAACCTTAATTGCTGACCAGCGACGGCCTCGTCCACAGACCGATAAAGACCAATCCACAGGGTTCAGTTCATGCCAATGCCGCCGACTGGTTAGCACTCTACGGCATGGATATATCCCCGGATGCGCGGAAGCATGGAACCCACACCAGCGGTGGGCACGCTACCTTGAGAACTCTCGTCAATTCCTTAATCGCTACCCAACTCAACGAGATTATCAAGCTATGCAACCAGGCTCTTCCCGACCACCACGATTTGATCTATATCATTGCGCCAGGAGATAAATATCAGAAGACCACCACAATCCTAGATGGAGTCTACCTGTTTGACGTCTCCGCATTTTATCCATTTCACGACCACATGACTCGCGAAGAGATGGATCAGGTCAGCGCGATGAGAGAACAGTTTGAGCTGGATGCCGAGGAAATCAGGAATACTGCTTACTTTGAGAGGTTGACTAACTATGAGCGCAACATCGAATTCCTCGAACTCCACGACACTCACGAAAATGCCAACCACGAAGCAATTGCATTGCTGCGCACCCGCAACAAAGTTGTCCATAAAGCCATTCGCCCCAATGACACTGAATATGACAGAAGGTATCACATCAACCACCTCGATGATTGCCTTCAAAAGACATGGCGCCCCGGACACATCGACCACGAATACGTAGTAGGCTACATACAGGACCACGACTACAGGATGTCGAGAGCTAGAGTTATGTACTACATGACCGATGTTCACTACTACCTTTCGGACTGGAGGCCAGCCAACCAGAAGGAGACTGACTACTTCAACTGTGTAGGCGGTAACTTTTTCCCGTTGCCCGGAGTTTACAACCTCCCCTTTAATGAGGGTACGTACATAATCAGTGGCGACAGCATGATTCGGTTTAGGCCCAGACGATCTGGGGAGTGGTACCAACACCCTCTAGTGACTCTCACGAACCCGGTCATGACGCTGAACTTTGGATGGTACTCACTCGCTTATGCCTCAGGACACCCTAGAGATTTCAAACTGTACAGGTATGCCCCTACTGGCTTCAACACTTCAGCCAGCGTTCAATCGACGTGGATATGCCGGCAATTAGAACACCTCAAGGGTACCAAGAGCGCAGATATGATCAGGACAACTTTAGCCCCTTGCTGGACCCCGGAGACTACTGAATAGTTTCTTTCTGCTATGTCTAGGTAGGAACAATTAGCACAATTCACACATGAAACCTAGATGCAGATCTTCGCCTACTTCTAATAGGCCACCAGAATTCGCGAGTATAAGTTCAAGGAGGAAGAGAGATGGAGAATCACCCACTACCTTGTAGGCCCAAAAATTCGATGTTCATACCGCGACTACTGTGCACCCAACACTAGCGACCTGGACGCTCTACTCGGAAATCATGAATACCATGAACTGGAGCAGAGAGAGCGCAATGATCGAAGGAATGACTGGGGAGCCCTCGGTAAAGTCAACGTTGACTACAAGCTCACCGAGTATGGTCTCTGGCCACGTAATTCCGTCGAACAAGCTAGGATCTTCGTCATCCGAAAAGAGCCCAGACTCATATCATGGTGGCCTCGAAAACGGGATCTCCCTAACGAGATTGTCCCTTGCAGAATCCTTTCAAACAACGACGCCACTATGATATATTCAGGCCGCTCCACTTAGGCACCAGAAGTTGCCGCACTCCCAGAAAAGGCCCCAACCTTAGATGAAACGCTCAATTACCCTGCTAGAGGCCTGGAGTTATTTAACCGTCTTTCTTACGGAACCATCTGCACCCCAAACATCATGGATTCTTATGAAGAAGTGATACGTTCCAGAAAGAAACCCACCCGCAACGCTAAAATTGAGAAAGATACCACTGACAAAACGCTCATGGTAAACTACTACATGGTCAAGCGCCCCGATATTCAAATCATCACTGCTGTCAACCTTCAGATCATCAGACAGCCAGGTTTGTTTTTGGGGTAGATGCGTGCCGTAATCCGCCTTTGGAAATCACAGCCCCATCGCGCCGCAATTCACAAGAACAGCCTCGTCCCTTTCCTTGACGTAGTTGTTGATAAGGTAGTGGCCAAGAGCGGTTCCCAAGTCGTATCTCAATCGACCAATGCCGCCATTGAGGAGTTCGAATACTCCAACAAGTCACTTGATAACAAAATCTGTGCTATCTAGAGACACTTGTCTGCCAAGCAAGAGCCAGACGACGGCTGTGTTGCCCAATTCAGAGCCATGACAGAACAGTTTTTCACGCAACTCGTCGGAGAAATCATGGCCGATAATCCCGAGCCCCACGGCTATCTCATGGATTATCCAAGCGAACAAGACGCCTGGTCCGACTCTAAGAAGCTTCAATACGAGAAAAACCTTTTCAGAGTCTTTTACGACACGAACTACAAAGACTACATCGGATCCTTCACGCTCATGGTGAAAACTGGAGAAGTCCAGTCTACACCAGCTCTCTGTATCGATTCAGAAGGATTCGTTGTAGGCCAGAGTAGCCGACCACGCGCAATAATGAACCCCACCAAAGGAGCCTACGGAGTGATGCAAGCTATGCAGCGCTCTATCTTCCCTTTGCTCAAAAAGTTCCTTCCAGGGTTCATTCACTCTATGACCACCCAAGAACTCCTTAGTTTAATCAAATCACGTATCACAAAGGAGTACAAAGCCATCTCTATCGACGGCAGCGCATTCGATTCTTCCCAGTTCGCGATCCTAATGAACTATGTCGACGACGTTTTCTGGATCAAGATGAGGCCATTCATTCGAGAGATTATCCGCCACAACTGGGAGGCGATGCACAACGTGCCGGCCAACTCGATAGATGTCATTACGGAGCGACTGATGAACGCACTTCTTCAAAGCAAGAACATAGTCTTCATACACTTGCCAGGCGTCAACGCTCCAAGATGGCCAACAGCAATTGAAAAGCAGTTCTACAGGGACGTGGAACAAGCAAAGAAGTGGAAGGATAGAGGACCACAAGTGGACTGGGTTTACATGGAGCTCACCGGAACCACATTTTCCGGCCATTCCACTAAGACCACTCTCGGAAACACGCTGAGGACCCTATGTTACTCATGGTACTATATTATGAGATCAGGGGTGGCACAGGAACCCTGGAATTCAGAGAGAGTGTTCTCTATAGCTTCAGGCGATGATTGCGTAATTTTCGTCGCCCCAGAATATGCTCAACAAGTCTATGATGCAATCTTGCTGCTCTCTACTCGCAACACTCAACCACAGCAAGTTGGCCTCGGCCAATGCATCAAAGAGATTTCGATAGGAAAATTCTATGAAATGGAGTTTTGCTCTAAATGGTCTCACTCGCATGATGGGACACTCGATTCATGGAATATGTGCAGATCAATCCAGAAGCTGATGACTACAAAATAATTTTTTACGGGAAAGAACAAGCACATTCTCAACCATCCTTATCTCCACAGGCTTGCCATACACTAAGGTTTCACAGCCGAAGAGGCCTCACGTCTCATCGAAGACATGCTATGGGTACAGCTAGAGAAGCTGGAGGAACCCGACATGACGGCCCGCCAAATAGCCGAGAAGCTCGAGCTTACGAAGTAGGTGCGATATGCGCTGAGCCCAACAGCTTATGCAATGGAAGAATACATCAACAATCGCATGGGACTCACCCTCAAGAACCTTTGGGACCTTAGAATGAGCGATAAAGTTTATGCCGGCAGGACCAGACAAGAAAATGACGATATTAAGAAAATGGCAGGAAACGGAAACCACAGGGCTAAGAATCAAGCCCGACCACAAGCTATGAAGTGGCAAAAGAAGTCGCTCCAGGCTGAAGAGAAGAAGATCGAGCAGAAGATCGAGAAGAAAGTCGAGCAGAAGGTCAAACAGGACCTTGAACACAAGTATAGCCGCGCCTTGGTTCCCTACCGAGGTGGCCAACGCCGCGTCAGGAGCGCACGAAACAATGGATTAGTGCAAGTGATGCGCCCATTGCTCGACAAGGGCATGATTCAACAGAAGCGCAGGGCAGGTGAGGTAGTCACTGCTCTAGATGAGATGCTGATTGCAAAGAATTTCCCAGGACAATACAACGTTTAATACTGCGCGGGAATGAACGTCTGCAATCTACCAACGAACACCTTTTCAGTCTCCAATTGCTTCGATGGAGCTGACGTCTACGGATCGCGCGGGTGGGAGCCTCTGGGTAGCACATCATACACAGTCGTGATGTTTTGCTGCTCCATGACGGCCTTCACTGGCAGCGGTTCTAGTCCGGAGAAGATTACTACAACGGACAAGCTGGGAGGGCTCATCATCAAGCAATTCGCCCACGAAGACATGGACACCCCCTGGTTTAGTCGGGGCAGATTTGACGAGTCCTACCAAGCCTTAACAATGGTTGAGGCATATGGTTCAGACATGCTCAAATTCTCAGCGGGAGGATACGTCTGGGCTGCAGAAGCTACATTCAACGTTCTGACCCCAGCAGCTAACCTAGTCGGATCCTGGTACAGAGGCACAATTCAGTACGGACAGCTCCCAGGAGGATCGACCGGAGGTTTTACCCTCAGGAACCTAATCGAGATCGCAGGCGAGGCACAAGTTATGTCACCACAATTCCATCTTAGGACAGGAGTGGTCAACCACGATTTGGTCTACGCCTCTCAGAAGTACCATGAAGGAGGACTCGCGGACAACGAATTCGTTGGAGAGCTGATCAACTATGTCGTCTTGCAGGACGTTGCAAAGAACATCACCACAGGAGAAGATGCTCACTATTCTTTGTAGTGCAACATCAAAGGCAACGGTGTCTTCTGGGCAAACCCCGGAGACGCAATAGCCAACAACTTGTTTAGGACCTCAAAGTAATCTAAGAGCCCACTCCCTGGTGTTCTCGCAGGAATCGGACAAAACCCAGACATAGATACCAGCAACCACAGGTCAGGCAGCCTAGCGGACAAGGCTAAGTATTTGCTTTCAAGCGCTTGGAATAACAGGGACTCAGTGATGCAAGCATTTCAGCAATTAGCTCCTATCTTCTAATCGGAAGAGGAGGAGGAGAATTCTGACACCGAGCCCGTTATCATCAAGGCGAATTACTTGGCACAGCTGGAGCAAACCGCTTTAGCTCTAGCAGCACTTCATACTCAAAACCCACTGATTGCAGTGGAGGAACTTGAGCAGAAGATCAAACAGGAGAGAGAACGCGTCGTAAAATACCCGGGAAGATTGGTCCCACAGCACGACGCAAACAGTGAATGCTTGAAGTTTGATGGACAGCCTTAAACAGGCAGATCGACTTCAACCAAAAGGAAATGATAATGATGAAACCTCTTTGTAGGTAAAAATTGCATCTCGGACCAAACGGTTCAGGAATATCGGCGCTCACCCCTTAATAATATGAGCGCGTCCCATTGAGGACAGGGAAAACAGGG